TAACGACTTTTTGGCCAACGCCAGCGGGCGAATTAACATAGAAATTCGCTAAGCCTTGGCCAAACATGAAGCCCCCCGAAGGGGAAAGTTTTCTAACGCGCATTATGTCCCCGCAGTTGGCGGAGCGCCGTTGCTGGCGTGAGTATGTTGTTGTAGCGTGACGCTACCCGCGCCACCGTAACCCGCGGTTATTTTGGAAGCTGCCGTTAGCGTAGACGTGCAAGTTACCGGCCCGGTTAGGATAATGCCGCCCGCATCACTAAACGTGATTTTCGTGTTACCGGAGAACGTGCGCAATTCTGCGGCGGAGCTATTGATATTTGCAGGGACGTTCGGGACGCTGCGGATACCGGGAATAAAAATTCCGTCCGTTAAATCGTGTTGTCGCGTGTCGAGTTGCGGCTGTACTCCGCCGCTTTGCCAAAACGCGTCAATACAGCGGTCGCAAAATATCAAAAGCCCTTCGTCACCGGGCTTTAGCGGAAACGTAAACACATAATCATGATTACCCGGAAATTGCACTAGCGCTTTCGGAACTACAGGCGAAGGCGTGATATTTTGCCAGTCGTTATTTTTATCGCGGCGCTGCATGAGAATAGCGATTTGAACCGCCGCAGTGCAATCGGCTGCGTCAAAAGACTGCACGATGCCGGGAAGCGCAACCCACGTTTGAGCTAACGCGGTGTCGATTTGCGCTTGCGTATACGAATAAACGTTTGGGTATCTTTCTCGCCTATCCATACGCTTGAACTTTACTTGTGCTTTGGTCGATAGCGAGTGCCACGATATCCGTATACCAAGGGTTTTTACGTATTCCGCCGCTATGTTCTACAACCATAACTGTGTAGAGTCCCGCGGGGTCCAGATTAGCAAAATAAGCTTTACTTTGGTAATTCGGAAATCCGGCGCTAAAATTGTTTGCTTGCGCCGCGGTTATTTCGTTGTTATTTAATTTTATCGTATTGCCAATCTTAATTAGTGGATTCAACAACGTACGAACACTTACGCCTTGTTCTGTGGCTTCTGGAACGCCAATCTGACCTGTTGTAGAATTTATTATAACCGCTTGCCCCGGCAAGTAACCAGTAAGCGGCGCGGCCTTTAACGCACCGTTTTCAATCCACCACGTTGCCCCGGCTCGCGCGGCTGCGTCGTTTACGATAGTCGAGCCTAAACCAAAAAGGACTTTCCCGCGCGGAAGTACGCCGCCAGTTGAGGCTAACCCCGTGTCTGCGCTCGCGTCGGCTTTTATCCCTGCGGCTTCAGCGGCTTGCTTAATCGCTTTAACTTCTGCACTGCGAGGTTGATTAGGCGCAATCGTTGTACTTATAAAGCTGTAGCTATGGAATAAATCCCCATCGGCGGCCATAATATCAATATAGCGCGTTGTGCTTTCTAGCTTTCCGGTCTTAACTTGCATTATATCGCCAGAAAAGATTATTCCGTAATTTCCGGTTTGGTAGCCAGCTTGAAGAGAAACCTGCTTATACTCAGTTTGAATGCTCTGAATCGTTGACGGTTGGGGGTTAAATATCCGAATTACTGCGGTATTCGGCGCGTTGAAATCACCGGCCCGCACGACGAATTCAACCTCTAACTGCGATAAGTCTAAAACTTTCTCTCCGTTACCAACGATTAAGCCGAGTTTGCGAAGCCATTGATTATTAGCGTTAGCCATTCCAATATCTACTTTGGCACAATAAACAACAAAAACCCAGTCACGCCTAAATCAACCTCGCCAATTGGCAAATTGGGGTTACTTACGTTTTGGGCAACCAACGCCCCATTTATTCCCAAATAAGCAAATTGTTTCAATAAATTCACCCCAGCCGTCATAGGTACGCCATTTAAAATAGGCGTATTATTTGCGTCATTGATATCTAAATACCATAAATTCGCAAGCGCGTTCCATCTAACGGTTAGAATATACGTTATGCCTAGCAAACTAGTTTGAAGCGTTTGATTTTTGTTTGTTAATGGCACGTTATAAACTGGCATTAGAAACCTTGCGGCACGCCCGCTGCGTTACCTAACGCCTGATTATTGACGTTGTTAGCAGGCGCAAGCAACTGTGTGCCTTGCGGTAAAGGTGCGGCGTTTACTCCCGGATTTTGTTGATTATCCGGCGTACTCATACCCGTTGGCGCGGTGCTTGCCGTTGAAGTACTCACTAAAATAAGCTGCTCACAAGACATCTCCAAAATTAACGAATTCTCAGTTTGTTCATTCGTTAATTCATTGATGTATTCGATCAACATATTTTGCAGCGTTCGCTTTCCCGTTGTAATAGAAAACGGCGTTGCGTTTTGCTGCATCGTTAAGAAATTTTGATAAACCGTTTGTACGTAATTCGCGTCACCTTGCGCTTGCAAACTTGAATTAGAAAAACCCACGGTTAATAAAACTTTAATAGGTTTTTTAAACGCATGATCCGCGATTACCGAACCAATTTCAATGGGGTGTCGCGTAATTTGCATTTCATCGCGATGCCGCTCTGAAATTGTAACATCCGCGACAAATGGCCCAATATTTCGAGGCCGAACTAATCCAAGCGAAAACGAGCCGCTAAAACCGGATTGAAAAGGATACGCGGCGATGGCGTTGGCTGCGAGATCTAATAAGCCCATTTAGCGAAAGTTCGCCCCGCGTACCATTTGGCGCATCTGTTGTTCCCATGGGCTATCTTTGCTTAAAAGACTAGCGGCTTCTTTTGCAGTATCCATATTCATGTTGCCATTTACGTTAACCGTTACGTTATGATCGACATCATAATTAACGCCGCCCCCCGAAGGGGCGTAGCTAGTTTGCGCCGATTTCCACGCTTGATATTGAGCCGCGCCCCGCGCATCGCTGCGATTAGGGTAAAAGAACGTTTCGCCGCCAGCGCTTAACGTAGGCGAATACATGCCCGTGCGGCCCGCAGCAAAGGCTCCGGAAGCATTATCCGTAGCGTAATTGCTGACGTTTGAACCGCCTAAAACGCGCTGCAAATTCTCCGCTATCATTGCCGCAGTCTTAGGATTCTGAAGCGCTCCGGGATTATAGCCCGCGTAGTATCCGCCCTCCCCCGTGGTGCGGGCCTCGAACGCTAGAGACGTGCCCATCATAAGCGCGCGATTCATCATGCTTTCCAAGACGGCTTGATTCGCAGTTGGATTTAAATTTTCCCCCGCGGAAATAGCCATGATCTTTTGGCGTAAATTCGGATTAGCTGCCAATTCTTGCCGCAGCCTGTCGCGGTTAACCCCGCTGCTCCCCGTGGCCGGGGCCGGGGCCGGGGCTGAGCCGCCTTCCGGCGTAGTTCCGCTACCTGTAATCCAATTTTCGAATTCCTTGACCTTTTTGTCTCGCCACGCCCAAAAACCGGGTTCTTTCGAGTCCCCCATGGCCTTTAATACCGGCGTACCGATATTTTCCGCCAACCAAGCCCCTATTTTTGTAGACTGTACGGTCAAAATATCCGTTACGTCATTAAGCGCACGGTTAAATTCCGCAAAACTTTTACTTGACGCATCAGTATTCAAGCCCGCGTCCTTAAGCCGTTCGGAATGTACTTTATATTGCGCGTTCAATTCGTCTAAATTTACCCACATCTGGCGAAACTCGTGGTCGCCTAAGCCGAATTGTTCCGCGAATTGCGATGCAACGAAATAACCGTTTTCGCCAAACCGGCCCTTTAAACTATTGACTAAGCCCAACGTGTCTTGCGCCCCTGCCGTATTCCCCGGCTTATAACCGGGCATGAGCTTACTTAACAAACCCGCAAGCCCCGGATTTGTGCGTACTGCGGCCCCTAAGCCCTCAATCGCGCCTAAACCTTGCTCCGGAGACAAACCGATTTGCTGCGCGGCGAATGCAAAATTGAATAAACCTCCCGTGCCCGGTTGGCCCAAGCGCCGGTTCATATAGTATAATTCTTCACCGAAAGCCGCAACTTTTGCAGTAGCTTTTTCAGCCCATCCAGCGATACCCGTAAAAACCCGGCTTACCGTTTCGCCCGCCGCAACTCCCAACCAACTTAATTTAGTAAACTGCTCTAAACCAGTAGTATAGCCTTGAGCGGCTTTCTTCGTCTTGTCAAATGCAGCCGTAGACGCCCCCAAAACTTCCTTAAGCTTGTTTTGAGCTTCTTGCGCTTGCTTCATGCCTTCGTCGCGATATTTGGTTAAAATATCTACAACGAACTTTTGGTTGCCTAAATCAGCCATGCTAATCCAGATTATTCTGTGTTATTTTATCGTGATATTCCCGAATTCTAACTTGGTTTTCTAGGTCTATCAAGTGCGCATCAAAAACTTTCGCTAAGTCGATTAGGTCCAAATTTCCACTTTTCAAACCTTCTAAGCTGACGTATCTAGCAACTACCAAATCATACAACCAGCCGTCTTTGCCGGGCATCCGAACAAGCGTTAATTCTCCTGATTCTCTCGCTGATTTGAATCCGGAATAGTAAAAAAATCTGCTAAATTGTTTACCTCAACAACTTTCCAGACTAAGGCAAGCGTATCTTTCAAATCGATATCTTGAAAAAGCATCTGCCCATTTTTATAAACGGGCTGCCACGCAGTCTTAACTTTACGGAAAATCGAAGTTAAAGAAAGCCTAAAAATCTCGTCTAAGTCGTCTTTCGTCATATTTGCCGCAAAAGCAGCAAAAAACTTCGCAAAATTCTGTAATATTAATGTTTTATCTTTTTGTTCGCCGATTGTAGCCAAAATTAAAGAAAGCTTGGACACAAGCGTCAATTGGTCAAAAACATTAATTTTTCTTACTTGATATGTTTTTCCGTCAAGCTCAAAAGCTCGCACGTCTAACGGGGGAAGGCTCATTTGCTGGATTACTCTATTTGCTGGAAAAAACTAAAAAACCGCCTTCGGCTTATTTAGCCGTTAGCGGTTTACTGCTTGGAAAACGAAACTAAAATTGACATTTGCTGGTTACTTAATTTAAAGGCTTATAAATACGCTCCCCGAAGGGTTGAAGAAAAGTTTGGGCTAAAGTACCGATAAATCTGGAATGCCCGAGCCTAACAATTCATCCATCGAACCGCAGAGGAATTGCCACTCGTTCATGCTGGCGTCTTCTGCGTAGGTGACAACTGGCTGGCGCGCGAAGGCTACCGCGGAAGCTGAGAGCACGTCACCTTGTAGAATATCGCGAACACTGATAAAGTTCTGGCCCCACAGCGCGGGATTAAAGCGCTGCGTGTTATAAACAACGGAAAGAATGTTGTTAGTCGGGCTTGTCTTCAAGAGCCGCACGTGAATTCTTGCAGCGTTAGAAGCCCGCAATGAATGCATCGGCGTGCCATCCGCGCCGATATCCAGCTTGGTTTTGTCGTCTAACATTTCGGTTGTTAGACCTTCTTTCGTCGTGCCCGCGCCGTATCCAAGCGAAATATAATCGCCGTTAATATCGGTGAACGTCGCAACTACATCCATAAAAGAATACGTTGACGCCATTTAAATAGCCCTTAAGTAGCGACGTTAATTTGTACGCTCGCGGTGTTCACCGCGCCCGCGAGAACCGCGGCGATTTGGAAAGGCACAGAAGCGCGGCTCGCGCGCTGCGAAGGACTTTGTGAAGCAACGCTAGGCTGGTAAATATACCAACCCTTCGGCAAAAATTGACCCTTCTGAATATTGCCAAATGTGGGGCCATCCCAAACATTTGGGCCAAGCCAGCCGTTGTTTACGAATTGCTGACACGCTAAAACGATTTGGCCTTCTAATGCGCCTTGACCTGAATTCGTTTGCGGAATTTTGGTTGTCGTAGTGAAAAGCGCGTTGAACATATTCGTTTGAATAGTTCCCGCGAGCGCCGCCGCGCCAATTACTGTATCAATGTAATTCCCCGAAG